GCTATGCGGCTCCGACCGCTATAACTCGCTAGTCGGCTCTAATCCGCGCGGCGTCGTGTTTTCCGAGTTTGCGTTATGCGACCCGACGGCTTGGGACTACGTAAGGCCGATTATCCGAGAAAATGACGGGTGGGTAGTTTTTATAACTACGTATCGCGGCAAGAATCACGCTTACCGTATGGCGAAGACGCTAGCGGATAACCCCGATTGGCACGTTGATATTCGGACTATCCGCGACACGACGGACGCAAACGGAAACCCGATACTAACCGACGAAGACATAGACGCGGAACGCGCCGAAGGTATGTCGGAGTCGCTTATTCAGCAAGAGTATTTTTGTAACCCGATAGCCGCGCTAGAGGGCGCCGTCTACGGGCGTAGCTATGAAAAGCTCCGCGAAGCCGGACGCGTTGGCCGTTATGCTTACGACGCGGCCAAGCCCGTTTTTGCGTCGTGGGCGATAGAAAACGATAGTTACTATACCGTCGCATTTTTTCAGCAACACGGAAACGAAACGCGGGTTATCGGAAGCAATAGTTACCGTTACGAGCCCTTATCAGATTGCGTGCAAGACGTAGCGACGCGTTACCCGTGGCGCTACATTTCGCGGCACATCGTCCCGCCAGGCTGTTCGCCGGAAGCAATAGACATTATCGAGCGCAACACTAACGGCGTTTGCGATAGAGCGCCCGAAGTCGAAAATTGGTTTACTGTGACGCGCGAAGCGTTAAACCTGATTTGGGTAGATAGCGCTCCGCGCCCTTGGACGGACGAAGACGAGAATAACGAGCGTTTCTTAGACGCGCTTGGCGGCTACCGTTTTGCGAAAGCCCAAGGCTTGCAAACGTACACTAACAAGCCCGTCGCGTCGTGGGAAAGTTTCTACGCTCGCTCGCTTGAACTCTTCGCGGCTTGGCAGTATGACGAGCCCCTAAACGCCGGCGGGTGGCACCCGGCGCCGGACTACACTCATTTGGATAGGCGCGTGATATGACCGAAGCCCGTAACGAAATAACGGCGAAGATACGGGACCAACTGCACAATTGCGCGGGGTGGGACGGCGATCAAATAAGCCAAGATAGAAAACGCGCGTTAGATTATTATTTTCAACGTCCGCGCGGTGACGAAACCGCCGGGCGGTCTAACGTCGTTAGTGGCGATATCAGCGCTATGGTTGAAAGCAATTTAGCGCAAATGCTAGAGAGCTTTAGCGGCGACGCGATTGTAGAATTTTCGGCCAATGGCCCCGAAGACGACGATCAAGCACATTTAGAAAGTTTCGCCGTGACCGCCGCCGTTATGAAGGATAACAACGGCTATCAGGAACTAGCGACGGCGATAAAAGACGCGCTTTTACTTCGTAACGGCTTTATTAAAGTTTGGGTAGACGAAGACAACGTAGCGGCCACGGTAGACTTAGAGCAAGCCGACGGCGCGACGATAGCGGCGCTAGAAGAAAACGCCGGCGTAACCGTTGAAGTTTTGCGGTATGACGAAGCGGCTGGCACCGCCAGGATTAGAACCACTAAGCAAATTAAACGCTTTCGCGCCGAAGCGATAGACCCGTCTAACATTCTCTATTTGAAGCAATGGCACAAGGGCGACTTGCAAGAAATACCGTTTATCGCAGAGCGGCATATAGAAGCCCGCGAAAAACTCTTGCGGCGCGGCTTTGAAAAAAAGACGGTAGACGCCCTACAGGCTTACGCGCACGATACTAAAATAGATAGCTTGGCCCGCGATGTGCGCGAAGTGGGCGACACGCGTAACGCGGTAGACAAATCGCAAGAGCTTGTGCAATGGTTTGAATGTTACGCGCTAGTGGACGGCGGCAACGGTATAAGCGAGCGCCGCCGTATTTCCGTTGCGGGCTCTAGCTCGTTTACGCTTCTAGAAGACGAGCCCGTTAGCTTAGTTCCGTATGCCCAAGGCTCGGCTTTTATCAATTCGCACCGCGTAACCGGGATTAGCATTTACGATAAATTGCGGCAAACGCAAGACATTAACACCGGGCTTTCGCGTGCGCTTTTGGATAACGTTAACACGGTTATTAAAAACCGGACGGCGTACCTAGACGGAAAGGTTAACACCGACGATCTAGCCGACGGACGGCCTAACGGAAACATACGCGTTAAAGCCAACGTCGGGAACGTGAATAACGCAATAACCGCGTTTAACACGCCGGACATTTCGCGCGGTATTCTGGAAAACCTAAATTACCAGCGCCAAGTTAGAACGGAATTAGGCGGGGCTTCGCTAGAGCTTGCGACGGGCCAAATGCAAATGGCCGGCGGACGCATTGGCTCGCAAGGCGTAGACCGCGCGTTTAGTGTTATGGAGCAACTTAGCGCCCACATGACGAAAAACCTGGCGACGAGTTTAATCCGTAATTTGTTTTTACTCGCGCACGCTACCTTGCGGGAATATTTCGACGAGCCCTTTAATGTGAAAGTAAACGGACGTTGGCTTTCGCCCGTTCCTAGTCAATGGATACAGCGAACACGCCTAGACGTTAAAATCGGTATGTCACCGGGCGAGCGCTCCCGCAAGGTAGCGACTTTACAGCAAGTAGTTGACGCGCAAATCGCGCTAGCCCGCGAAGGTATGGACAACGTGCTAGTTAATATAGACGGCTTCTATAGAGCGCTAACCGATTGGGGGCGTAACGCCGAGCTACCAAACCCGGAGCAATACTTTATAGACCCGCAAACGGAAGCGAGCCAGCAAGCGCTTAAAGCTAAAGAGCAAAGCGAAGCGAAAGCGGCGGAAGCTAACCGGGCGCTAATGTCGCACGCCGTCGGCTTGGAGCAATTACGGACGGCGTTTGAAAAGTACAAGGTAGACCAAAAGACGGCCTTTGATTATTGGGCCGAAACGTTACGAGCCGAAATAGAAGAGGCTAAGATAGTAGGCGCCGCCACGGCGGATTTAATTAAGCAAACCAAATTTGGGAGCGACGATGTTTCAAAATCAAATGGACAAGAAAGTAACGCTAACGCTAACAATGGACGAGATTAGAAACCTAGTCGCTTTCGGAAACCGCTCCGAAATGCGCGGCGCCGAAGCGGACACTTGGGTAGCGTTGAAGCAAACCATAGCGCAAGCCGTGGCGGACGCGAATAAAGAGACACCGCTACAGGCGGTAGACAGTGGCGATTGATGCGGAGCGACGCGCCCGGCTGGCTTTGCAGTTAGCCAATAACGAATTGCTACCATTGTTATTTGCCGAGCGACGAGAAGAGATAGCGAAGCAAATTTTAGAAACAGAGCCGACAGACTATGAACTCCGAGAGGGGCTTTATTTGGAAGCGCGGACGTTAGATAACTTAAGCGAGAGCTTTTATAGTGAACTCCGACAATACAACGGAAAGTAAACAGCTAAACTTTGAGCGCGGCGAGAGCCGCGAGCCTACGCCAAGTCAGATTGACGAAGTGGCGCGTCTTCTATCGGGCGAGAGCCTAGAAGAGCCCAACGACGAAAAACCTGGCGACGCGGAAAGCGGGGCAGCCGAGCGCGAGAGCGACAAAACACCCGGCAAGCCAACGACGTTAGACGAACTAGCCGAGAGGTTAAGCGTTAACGTAAGCGATCTATATAACTTGCAAGTCCCATTTGGCGGCGGCGAGAGCCCGAAGACGTTAGGCCAAATTAAAGATTTGGTAAGCGATATAGACGCATTTGAAATGGAGCGGTTAACGTGGAGCGAAACCCGCGCTAAAAAAGAAGCGGACTTTATGCGAAGCGCCCAAGAGCTAACGGAAGTGTTGCAGCTAATTCCGAAAAACGCGATTAGTAAAGAGCTTTTACAACGCGTATCCGAAAGGCGGACGGCGGCGAAGCAACGCGAAGATATGCTTTTGCGCGACGCTATACCCGATTGGGCCGACGAGCAAACCGAAACGCGAGAGCGTCAACTAATGCAAGCGCATTTAAAAGACTACGGTTTTCCCGAAGGCTATCTAGACAATTTGATAGACCACAAGACGGTAAAGTTTATCCGCGATGCGGCCTTGCGAAAGCAACGTATAGACAACGCGCTAGAGCGTGTCCGTACCGTTAAGAAGCCGGGACAAAAGCCAAGCGAGCGGCCAGCCGTTAGCAAGGCCGAGTCCCGCCGCCAGGCTAGGCGCGTGCGCTCCCACAATCAAATCGCCCAAATAGTTGACTTGATTAACAACGGCTAAAGAGGTTTTAAAAAATGGCTGCTAGTGATTATTGGGACGCCCAAGACTTAAAAGACGTCGCGGCGGACGGTATGATTAACGAGTCCGTTATGCAGAAGATTTGGGATATTTCAGCTATCCCGCTTCCGTTTACGGATATGATTGGCGAAGATACCCACGACAACCCCTATACGTCGTGGCCGCAAGACGAGCTTAACGCGGTAGACGTTACTAACGCCGTCGTTTCGGGCGCCGACGCGGGAAGCCGCACCGACGGAAACGAAAAGCGCGTAGGCAACCATAGCCAAACGTCGGTTAAATACGTCTACGTTACGGAGCGAGCGCAAAACGTTAACGTTATCGGCGGCGGCTCTAACGAGCTTGCACGCGGGCTAATGAAGCGCCAGCAAGAGCTAAAGCGCGACATTGAAGCAATGGCATTGCTTAACAACGCTTCCGTAGAAGACGATAACAATACAACGGCGGGCGAGTCCGGCGGCTTTGACAATTGGGTAGAAACCAACATTGACCAAGCCGAAGCCGGCGCCGCTAATGGCGGGTTTAATACGTCTACTAAAATCGTTGACGCGCACACTGACGCAACGACGGCGGTAGCCGGAACGGAAGCCCGGCTTTCGGCGCTTATCGAAACGGCCTATAACAATAACGCGGAGCCGACAATTTTAATGTCAACGCCCGCCGTTATTAAAAGGCTGGCCGTTAGGCTTTTCGCTTCGTCCCGCGTTGCGACGCCGACGGCCAACGTAAGCGGCACCCGTCCGAGTGACCAGACGAGCCAAGGCTATATTAACGTTATGGTTACGGACTTCGGGTTTACGTTGGAGCTTGTACCTAACCGGCTACAGCAAGACTATAACAGCAACACGGCGGCGAGCCTTTTCGGCATTGATCCGCAGTATGCCGCGCTTAGTTACTTGCACCGGATTAAAGCGGAGCCGATTGCAAAGCTCGGCCTTTCGCATCGCTATCAGGTTAGCTGCGATTGGACGTTGAAGGTTTATCAGGAAAAGGCCCACTTTAATTACCGCGACATTGACGAAGACGCGGCTTGGACGGCTTAAGCAAAACCTGGCGGCGGGCTTCGGCCTGATCCTGCTGGC